CATCAAGTTCCTCGAGAACCAGATTTCCCTCATCGCCCAGGAGTACGGTCTGGCCGCAGGGGGGAACGAGGACAACCTTCTCGGCCGGCACGCCGACCTGCGGGAGGAGGTCGAGAGCTACCGCATGACCCGGGAGCGGGCTCTGGAGCTCGCCCAGGCCCGGGAACAAACCCATCGCCGGACCCAGGCCGACCACCAGGCCCGGATGCAGGCCGAGACCGCGCAGCAGGTCAAGGTTAGCGAGGACAAGGCGATCGAGACCATCCAGAAGTGGGCCGGCGAGATCCAGTCGCAAGACATTGACTGGCCCAAGAAAAAGGACGTACTCTTCGCACAACTCGCCCAGCTGGTGAACGGGGTTCGCCCCGAGCACTGGCTGGAGAAGATCCAGGCCGCCTACCGGCTGATGGGGCCCATGAAAGCCCCGACACCGGGGCCGGCCGAGGTCAAGGGGCGACAGCCGTTGCGGGCATCCACCGGCAGCGGCGCCCCTCAGGCCGGGTCGATGATGGAGGCCATCAAGCAGGGCCTCGATTCGATGCGAGCGGGTTGAACGGGCCTCACCCACCCGCGGGCGTTACGGGACCTCGCCCACCCATGCTGATTCCTCGGGTCGCGCCGAGAGGCTGATCGGGGCTTCGCCAGCCCGGGACGCGGATGCCTTTGGCAGGCCGCGCGATCAACTTCGTCAAGAGGATTCAGTCATGGCTTTCTCTTCGCAGGAGATCAGCGAAGCGGGGAAGATCGGGCTCGATCACTACCTGAAAAACAACCCGGTCGACCAGGTGGCGCTCGAGCGCGTCTTCTACAAGACGATGATGCAGAACAAGCGCACCGCCCCCGGCGCGAAGCAGTACATCGACGAGCAGCTCCGGTACCGCTACCAGTCCAACTTCCAGTGGTTCAACGGCTCGGCGACGGTCACCTACAACCGGCGGACCACCATCGAGCAGGCGCAGTACGCCTGGCGCTCGGCCCATGACGGCGTGAGCCTCGATGAGGACCGACTGATTCAGAACGGCATCACGGTCAGCGACTCCGGCCCGGGCGGCAACGCCACGGATGCGGAGATGCTCCAACTCACCAACCTGCTCGAGGAGACGATGGAAGTGCTGCGCCTCGGTTTCGAGGAGCAGTTCTCCTACCAGTGCCACCTCGACGGCACGGTGGGCGGGTCGGACTCCGTGACCGGGCTGGACGCTCTGGTCAGCCTCACGCCGACGACCGGAACGGTGGGCACGATCGACCGCTCGGTCGCGGCCAACGCCTGGTGGCGCAACCACGCCGCCACGGGCCTGACCACGACCACGACGACGGGCGACATCATCACCAAGATGGAGATCGCCTGGCGGGCCTGCGTGAGGAACGGCGGCAAGCCGAACAAGATCATCATCGGCTCGACGTTCAACGACGGCTACCGGGACTTCAACCTGACCACCTACGGGACGGTCTATCATGGAGCCTCGGGCGAGCGGATCGTCGAGGGCGGCACGAAGGGTCTCACCTTCCACGGCGTGGACATGGAGTGGGCCCCCGAGTTCGCCGATCTGGACGGCCTGTACGCCCCGTCGACCCCGTGGGAGAAGCGGTGCTACTTCCTGAACATGAGGCACATGAAACTGCGCCCGATGCAGGGGCAGGACATGGTCTCGCGGAAGCCGCCGCGCCCCTACGACCGCTACGAGTGGTACTGGGCGATCACCTGGCGCGGCGCGATCACCATGAACCGCTCGAACGCGATGGCCGCTCTCGCCGTCGCCTGACCGGCGGGGTTCTTCGCAGCATCAGGCAACGCAAGGGGCCCTTCGGGGCCCCTTTTTTCTCAACAGGAGGCATGAATGCCCGAACTCGTTTCGGATCGACACTTGAAGGCCCAGCAGGATCTCCCGCCCCCGAAGACGCAGCGCGTCCTGTGTCACGTGCGGCGCGGGCCGACCGACACCACGCCCTACATCTGCTACCGGCATGAACTGCCCATCCTCGAGGAAATCTTCGGGGAGGGCAACGTCGAGGAGGTGCGCGACACCGACCCGGATGGCCGCAAACTCCTGCGCCAGGCCCTCAAGGCGAAGGGCCCGGTGGTCTTCGTGGAGCACGAGACTGCGGAGGGCGACGTGGAGGCCGTGGCCAAGCACTACGATCCGGCCGACGATCCGCGGGAGGAATACAACCGTCTGACACAGGTCTACGGGATGCACCGCGAGGTGAACATGAGCGTCGTGGAGAAGGTCTACGGTCCCTTCCGGGAGGGCCGCTTCACCGCGGCGGTCCTCGGTGGGCGGACCACGCCCAAGGCGCAGCGGATCTCGCAGGAGGACCTCGCCAGCATGAAGGGGCCCGAGATCCAGCGACAGCTCGCCGACCTCGGGGTCGACTACGATCCGGCCGCGTCGGTGAAGGCGCTCCGCGCCCAACTGCTCGGGGCGCTCGAGAACCAGTGACATGGCCTACCGCAAGCTCTCCGATCTGCGGGTCGAGCTCGCCGCGCGCCTGCACTTCTCCAAGTCGCAGGCGAACGACTCCGCGATCTCCGGGCTGCTGACCTCCTTCCTCCAGTCCTCCCATGAGCTGCTGTACTGGGAGCACGACTGGAGGGAGCGGCAGGTCTGGCGGGAGGTGTCGCTCGCCTCGGGGGGCTACGAGATCGCCTATCCCTCGGACTTCGACGGGGAGCAGCGCATCCTTCAGGTCGCAGTCAATGCCGGCTACACCGATCCCGGCGCGTGGGCGGCGTCCACGAACTACTCGGTGGGGGACATTCGGCGCCCCACGACCCTGAACGGCCTCCAGTACGAAGTCACCGCGGACACCGGCTCGAGCGGGACGACCGAACCGACCTGGCCGACCACGATCGGGGCGACGGTGACGGACTCCGGGATCACCTGGACGGCCAAGGCGTACAGCACGGTCAACTGGCTGTCCCTCACGGAGGGAATCGAACTCCAGCACTACAACACGCTCGACCTCTCGGCCTACCCGATCCGGTATCAGCTCAAGAGCGCGATCGAGGTCACGCCGCGGGCCGATCACGCCTACGTCCTGCGGCTCTGGGGGGTGAAGGACGCCGACCCGTTCTACGAGGACGAGCACACGACCTCGATCAACGATCGGCTCGTGTTCTTCCTCGCCCTGGCGGGGCTCAAGAGCCACTACAAGCAGCCGGACGCGACGACGGTGGCCGACCAGTTCAAGCAGATGTACGGCACGCTCAAGGCCAAGCGCGGCTGGACCCGGTCGGTCTTCTCCAAGCGGGGCTACGAGCCCCTGCTCGACGACCCCTATGACGGCCATGTGCCGGTGGTGAAAGTCTGATGGAGCGCCTCTACGACCGCTTCGATCTCGGGCTGGACGTTCGCCAGGGCAAGACGGTCTCGGACGCGAATCGCCTCCGTGTCCTCAAGAACGCACACCCGACGACGGGGCGATTCCTGAGGAAGCGCCCGTGCCTCAAGCTCGTCGCCACGCTGGAGAGCGGGACGGTGGGCCTCAAGGGGGCCGGGGGCAAGCTCAACACGTTCTACGCGACGGGGTCCATCACGCACGCCAATTCGCTCTTCAAGGCGAATCGGGTGGCGCACCCGTCCAGCTCGCAGACGGTGGCGAAGATCCACTACTGCGACATCTTCCTCGGCTACCTCTACGTCTCGGTCGAGTACGGCAACGCGGACGTGTACCACCACTATCTCGACGACCCCGGGGCCTGGGCCGCCTCGACGAACTACTCGGTGGGCGACTTTCGCCGCCCGACCACGCCCAACGGCTTCCGCTACGAGGCGACGGCCGATACGGGTTCGAGCGGGGGAACGGAGCCGACCTGGCCGACGACCGTCGGCTCGACCGTGGTCGATTCAGGCATCACCTGGACCTGCCGGTCCTTTTCGGTGACGGACACCAACTGCCCGCACTCGAAGAGCGTGGTCAAGGCGGTCCAGTCTCTCTTCGGCCCCAAGGGGGAGAACGTGCGCTTCTGCGCCACGGACGACGCCCGCGACTGGACGACGGCAAGCGATGCGGGATTCCTCCCGGTCGGGGTGCAGGCCGAGGGCACCACGGAACCCATCGGCGTCGGCACCCGCAAGGAGCAACTCGCGGTGTTCTTCATCGACGGGGTGCAAATCTGGAACGTCGACCCGGACCCGACGAAGATGGCGCTCGCTTCGAGGGTGGGCGGGGTGGGCTGCCGCTTCCCGAAGACCGCGAAACTCGTGAGCGGGGATCTCTTCTTCCTCTCCGACTACGGGTTCAAGTCCATCACCGTCACCGAGTTCGAGACCAACCTCCGGGACGTGGACATCGGCAGCCCGATCGACGACCTGATCCGCAACCAGCTGGGCGCGAACGACGACCCCCTCGCCGTCTACTACCAGGCGAACGGGCAGTATCTCGTGATCTTCCCCACGACGGCCTGGTGCTTCACCTTCTCCAGGAGCGCGAAACTGGCCGGCTGGAGCCAGTTCACCTTCCCGGTCACGATCAGCGACGCCACCGAGTTGAACGCCAAGGTCTACCTCCGGTCGGGGGACAACGTCTACGAACTGGACACGCTGACCTATAAGGATGGAGACTCGAGCATCCCCCTGGTGGAGGCGGAGATGCCCTTCGTCGACATGGCCAGGCCGGGCCATCGAAAGATGTTCACCGGCTTCGACTTCGTCGGCAAGGGCACGGCCAAGATGCGCTTCCGCCTCGACCCCCGCAAGGGGCAGGAGGACGTGATGACCGAGTGGGTGCAGATTTCGGGGGACGACACCCGGGAAGGCCCCCAGTACCCGATGGCCTGCTCCGCGGTGAGCATCGCCCCGGTGGTTCACCATCAGGCGAACGAGGAGTTCGAGCTGCACGCGCTCAACTTCTACTTCGAGGACCTGGGCCCGACATGATCGCCGAACTCACCGCCGAGGGCGCCCGCTCGATCGCCGGTCGGCTCCGGCCGCACGACCTGGAGCTGATGCGGAAGCTCTCCTACCACGACGATGTGGATCTCTACTGCGCGAGCCGCATCGAGCTGGATGGCCCGAAGTGGATGATCAGCCACGACGGGATCGTCGAGGTGATCGGCGGCCTGCACATCACCTGCCCCGGGACGGTCACCGCCTGGATCGTCGCCACCCAGGGCTGGGAGCGGCACAAGTTCGAGGCCGTCCGCTACATGAAGCGGGTGATCGACGCAGCGATCCGCAGCGGCGCGGCCAAGCGCGTGCAGGCCTGGGTGCTGGCGAGCAACGTCGGGGCGAACCGCATGGCGCAGACGGTAGGATTCGATCTCGAAGCGACCATGAAAGCGATGGCCGACGGGGAGGACATCAACCTGTACGCGAGGACATGGAGGTCCGAATGAACGACGAGCCGATCTGGTTTGGTCCCCCGCCGACGAAGTGGGACCGGCGCCTGTGGAAGGGGGGCAAGAAGTACAAGGACTACGAGACCCCCCGGCGGCAGGCCGCCATCGCCTACATCAACCAGCTCTTCGGAGGCCGTGAGACCCGCCGACCGG